TTATTTATTTACATCCCTAAAGAGTATGAATATTTGGTATGGGAAAAGCGATCACCTGATAATACTTATGTACGTGTTTATGAACTTGATGATATCAAAAAATTATATGAGCCTTTTTGGGATAGGACGCAAAAAATAAGGCAGAGTAAAGAGTGGTTAGATAGCGCGGGATGGTTAAAGGATTCTCCTCAAGCGGTTTTAGAGATGTATAATCCTATTGTACAATCTAAAATGTTTATGCTTAATGATGCTTCTATTATGAATCCATTTAATACAGAATATCATTTCTGGGTTGATGCTGGTATAACAAATACGGTGCCTCATGGACATGTAGCAGATGATAATCTATTGGATAAACTATCTGAATATAGCGAGCCCTTTCTGTTTTTAAGTTACCCGTATATTGCAGATAAAGAGATACATGGGTTTAATTATGAGGCTATGAATAGAATAGCTGAAAATGAGGTTAAATATGTATGTAGAGGGGGAATATTTGGTGGCAAAAAGCAAGCTATTAATAACGCGAATGCAACATATTACTCACTACTTGATCATACGCTAGCACAAGACTTAATGGGTACGGAAGAGAGTGTATTTACGTTAATGTCATATATGGAGCCAAGTGTATATAGGCGTTATGAACTTGATGAAAATGGTCTTATTGTTAAATTTACGCAAGCTATAAAAGAAAATACCGTAACATTAAGTAAAGCCTCTGCACCTATAGTACAGCAAGTTGATGAAGTAAACTATAAAGAAATTAAAACTAACCTTTATATGTTGACGTTTAATTTTCCAGAACAAGTCCTTCATACCATAGAGTCAATGAAAAAAACTCCAGAGTGGTTGACTGTTCCTAGTTTATTTTTACTAGACAATTCTACCGATAGTACTGCTAAAATTAAAAATCAAGAAATAGCGAAAAAATATAACTTTACCTATATTGATCTTGGTGGTAATACAGGTATATGCGGTGGTCGACAAGCCGCGGCAGATCATTTTGATAAATCAGATGCTGACTTTATGTTTTTCTTCGAGGACGATATGACGTCTAACCCTCCGGAATTGGAAGGTCAATTTTGTAGAAATGGATTAAGAAAATACATACCCAATCTTTACAACACGGTGCATAAAATAATGTTAGAGAAGGATTTTGACTTTTTAAAGCTCTCTTTTACAGAAGTGTACTTTGATAACGATAAACAATGTTCCTGGTATAATGTTCCGCAAGATATACGTACAAGAGATTGGCCTGATTACGATAAATTACCTATAACTGGTCTTGATCCTAATTGCCCAAGAACAAAATTTAATCATATATACACTAAAGATGATTTATCATATATAACCGGGGAAGTTTACTACGCGAACTGGCCTATGATAGTAAGTAAAGAAGGTAATAGAAAAATGTTTATTGATACTAAATGGGCTCATCCATTTGAACAAACTTGGATGTCTCATATTTACCAGCTTACAAAAGAAGAAAAAATAAGACCAGCAATATTGCTGGCCTCACCTATCTGGCATGATCGTATAAAGCACTACCAGCCAGAAGAAAGAAGAGAAAACTAAATAGTAATCTTCTTAGCTAACTCTTCACACTCTTTAACAGCCTCTTGTGCTTGCTTCGATAAGTATGTTGACTTATCAGAAGCGTGTACGAGTGTTTCTCTATATGTCAGAAGGATACGGCGAGCGGCTTCGATAATAGGTGAAGTTATTTCACCATCACCAGGATCATTACCTTCAGCAACTCGCTTAACGATTTTTAAAACTTCTGCTGTGCCACGGGCACGTCCTCGCCAATATGCTGGATGAGCTTTTTGCGTACCATCATCTGCTGGTCTATCTAGGTAACTTGATTCTGCCATGATACTACTTATACCATTAAGCAAATAAATCAAATAGCTCTACTTGAACATTATCAGATGGTTTACGTATAGTCCAGTTAACGTTATCGTAAAAGCGCTGAATAGACTGGAACAGAATTTTCTCAAACATCTTCTCATAGTCCGGCTTAAAAATATCAGCAAATTCCATAGGATAATCATACTTAAAGCCAATAGTACCCAACCCAAACTTATTAGGTTGCTCAACATACATATAACGGACTTTGTCTCCGGAGCTGATTTCTTCATATTTGTTTCCAGTATTTAGTTTCTCTAGCATCATATTGTAGTAATAAGCAGACTTAGCATGAATAGGCATACCTTTACCAGTTTCGAATCCCCTACACTTAACAGCATGTTTTTCATATCCACGAACACCCATAACGAATGCAACTTCTTCAGGTTCTAACGACTTGAATGTATCATACGTCTCGTTCAAGACAGCATTAGTCTCCTTAAGAGACTGCGTTGTCAGCATGGTCTCGATGATCTTCTTTGCATACGGTTTGATTGCATTAGGCATGGTTGTACGTACAACCTCCACGCCTGTATACTTAAACTTATTCTCTTTGATACCCTCATCATCGAGAATATGCATTACATATCGCTTCTTCTGCAAGAACACTCCTATATCTGCAATACATTCACGCTTGAATATAAAGCGACTATCTTTAGTTAGTAAAGCTTTTCTTGCCCAGTTATTAATACCTTCGTTTAGAAAGTCTTCAATATTTTGAATCTCGTCATATGTCTCTTGATGGATATCTTCACCATCCCAGAACTTAATGAGATCATTTTTAACTAGCGGTGCGATAGACGCGTACGAACTATCTGTATCGTTATAGATAATACACTGATCAAGATCGTAGTTTGATATATCAGGTACTTTACCTTTAATATATTCTTTGATAAGTTCGTTAGAGTACTTAATAACGGCTTGACCAGTTAATGTTACTGATGCAGCAATGTCGTCATCACCAATCGGTGCACGTTTATTACCCATATAACCATAACACGAGTTAATCAAAATCTTAATAACCATCTGCTCAGTATTAAGTCGTTCGACCTCATACTTAAGCTCTGTATTATTAGGATCCTTCTTAAGTTTCTGCTTATACTTGAATAACTTTTCCTTAATAACGACACGCTTGTTGTAATAGTACTCTAAGAACTCTGGTATAATACCTTTTTTCTTTTGCGAAAATAGTATACCTGCTTTAGATAGAGCACAATCTTCATCTTTAAGGAACTTTGCAAATGCTGGTTTATCTAAACTGAACTGCTTACCAGATACATGCTGTATAACAACTTTATCTTGCAAGGTATCGATTTTACCTATCTTAGTTTCCGGTGACGTATTGAGTGATATCATAACGTTCGGGTATAGTGAGTTTGCATCGAAAGATACAATATGTTCTTTGAAGCCTGACTTCGGTTCTGCAACATAAGCACCTGGATTCTTACCCTCTGCTTCTGCTCTTACAAATGTAGAAATAATCTCACCACGTTTTCGAGCTCGTATACAAAGCGCACCGTTAATCACTTGGATAGTACCCATAGCACCTTCAAGGGTAGTTAAACCAACATACGACAGCATGCGTAATAGAGGCATATACTGAAGCTTCTCTTCCAATCTTACGAGAAGGTTAACGTCTTGAATGTTGTAATCAATAAACGTATTCCAATCCTCTTCAGATAACTGAGCAAGGCTCATACCTCCATAGTCAACCTTATTCTCACCTAGCTCTAATTCACCAATAGCATCGAGTTTATATGACTCGCGTAACTTTAAGCAAAAGCGTCTGTAAATATCTAAAAAGTCTAAGCATGCAATACCGTCAATATAATAACGCTTCTTTTCTTGACCGAACTGACCACGCATCATCCGAAAGAATACGTTACCAACTGGCGACATACGCTTTACGTATTCGTTACCTAAGATACGCTCCATACGGTTAATAATATATGGAATATCAAAACCTTCACTGTTCCAACCGGATAAGATATCCGGGTAATCAGCTTCTAGATATTCCAAGAACTTAATAAAAAGCTCTCGTTCGCTATCACAATGAACGTATATGAGGTCATCACGACCAGCACCAGTATAAGGCTTTAACCCGAACGTATGAAACTTCTTACTAAAGTTATCGTAACAAGTTATAACGTTTACTGTATGAGTAGGGTCGTCAATATCTGGAAATGAATCAACAGAGAAGGTCTCAATATCTAAGAAACAACACTTTAGTGGATGCTCACTAAACTCCGGCTTTTCATTCTCTTGCCAGAACATATCAAGCAAATATTGCTGTGACACGGGAGTATTTTCGAAGACTCTTTTGACTCCTGAGTCAGTTAAGAATCTGCTTCGGTTGTATGAGTTATTAAACTTCTTCTTCTTAAGTTTGGTACCATAAATCGATGTCTTATCTCCTCGAGGATCTTCTGTATAAAGATAAGGCTCGAACGAAGAGTTATACGAAATACGATTACCATCTTCATCCCACGTAAAGAGAGTAATTACACTCTCACGGTTATTGTATATTACGTTTCTATATGACATCTACGTCATTATTATAGCATAGTTCCTTATTGCCACAACGGAATATATTTTCTTTTTGGATCACCAAATTCTGTATTTAACGCTTCAAGATGTGAACCGATGTTCGGCTCTAATTCCAAAATACGGTTAGCGCCTATCTCTCGCAACTTGTAAACGTTCTTGTAATACTTTGTACGGTTCTTCCAATCGAGAATTGAGTCGACTTTATCAGAAAGCTCTTGTACTGATCCAAACTTTAAACTATCTGGTGCAGTATAATATGTTTCCATATCTTGACACAGACAAGGTATGCCTAAAGTGCACGCTTCAATAAATTTAATATCTGATTTAGCTTTATTAAAGCTATTATTTTGTAGAGGTGCTACCATTAACTGCGCATTAAGATTAGCAATGAATTGAGGATACTGCAATAAGTTTTGCCATCTATAAAATTCAATCTTACCGCTAGTTACTAAATCAGCTAGCTGTGGTGGGTAAGCACCGACAAAAACCCATTGATATTTATCAACAGTCGCACGTACATAGTCTCTTACACCTTCAAAATCATCCTTACCTCCAACCTTATTATCAACATCATAATGAGCGCCGGAACCAGTATACAATATGCGTGGCTTCTTTTTATTTTTATCAAAAGAATCTACAACCTTACGTCCATTAAACTTATTACCCATCCAAAAGTCTGGTACAAAGTTCGGTACAACACTTATTTTTTCTTGACCGGTTCGCTTCTTGTATAAGTCTCTCATATAAGGGCAAGTAACCGTGACCTCATCAACCATATTGATCATCTCGACGCAATTAGACCTTATCTCTTCTGTATCAAAGGCAAACTTAAACTTATTATAGTCAGGTATATCTTCCTTAAACACAACATCGTCAACTTCGTATATAATTTTAAATCCTGCCTCTTGTTGGATTTGTTTAAGGAACTTTAAAAATTGTAATTGTGAGGATGAAGCTTGTCTTTGTAATTTAATTGCTTTAATGCCTTTATAAAAACGTGGATCAGATACCATCGCTGTTAGAGAGTGAGATATACCAACACCAGTGGCGTTTATAACTTGCTCCGGCCATAATATACGCCAATGACCACAACCAGATAGATCTGCAAGGTAATTAAGATATCTCGGCATGCCAGCCTCTCTTGGTTGAGGCTTCTCTACCTTTATTTGAGGCGATTGAGGAAAAGGTGACACAAATGGAGATTGCGGGAATGGTGATGGATTAATCATTCTTATATAATTAGTTTAAATTTCAGTATAATCAATCCGATGAGTTATACCATTTTCTTTCTCAAGCCAAATCACTTCTCCAGTTACTGCTTTAATGGATTCTTTTCTATGTGATATAACTATCGAACATTCATCAAGTTCTTCAACTCGATCTTGTAATATTTGTGTGATAAGCTCAATACCCTTCTCATCAAAAGATGAATCAAACAACTCGTCATATATAGCAATGTTATACTTAACACCTCCCTGCATACGCCTAATATCAGCAAAGGTAAATAAGCATGCTAGATCAATAGACTTTCTTTCTGCTCCAGAGAAGTTAAAGTAAGAGCAAACTTTATTCTTTTCGTTAAGTATTTCCTCTTCGAAGTATTCGTTAAAGATGCATATAGAGTTTGAATCTAATCTACGTAAATATTGCAGTAGTTTATTATTAAGTAGCTCTAGCAACTTGTTAACGATGTACGATTTAACTCCTTCTTCTGATACAACATACTTAACAATATCTAGCTTTGCTAATCGCTCACGTAGTTCCTTTACCTTATCCTGTAAAGACACTAAATCTTTATTTGTACTTTCTATTATTACATCTATGTCAGTCTCAGTAATGTTTACTGACTTTATATCTTCACCTAACTCAGCTTGCCACTTATTAAGCTGATCGATACGTAAATTAATATTTTCTTGCGCTTGTAAGTCTAGCTTAATCTGTGAAAGCTCTTTGTTACTGTTATTAATAGCTTGATTAACACGTAACTTTATATTTTTAGCTTTAGATAGCTTTTCTTGAACAATTTTTATATCTCCAACCATCGCCTCAATCTCTTCTTTGAGGGCTTTTCTTTCGATTTCAATATGCTCTGTATCATGCTCTTCAATACCTCGAAGACAAACAGGACACTTTTCATCTGATGTACCAATCTTTGCATATGATGTTTTTGTATGAGTTACTTCTGCTTTTTTTGTGCTTATATCTTCAATAAGACCACTTATCTTTTCATCACAAATATTTAGTTTACCCTCGTACTCTTTTATACTCTCCCTAACATTATTTATATTATTTTTATCTACAGAAGCTGTTTGAGTCTTTAGATCGCTTAGTTCAGTTTCATTCGACTCTTTACGTTCGAGATATAATGCATGCTTTTCTTTACGGCGCGCTAAAATTTTTGTACGTTGATCTTTATAGTTGTTACAGCTCTTGCTTACCTCCTCTAGACGAGTAAATTCTGTATCATGTTCTCGTTTTATATCGTTATATTCACTTCTTAGATGTGATAACATCTGACCAAATACTTCCATACCAAAAATATCTTCGATAAACTTACGCTTCTCGATTTTATTTTTTGCCATAAATGGTATCGCATTATTAACTGTCATAATAACACAATTCTGAAAGATAGAAGGTGTTGCACTTGTTACTTGACTTATATATTTGTTTGTATTAGATATACTATCACGTGTTTTATCAACACCATCCTTAAATACAAACACTTTTGAAGGGTTAAGATGTCTAACTATCTTATAATTACTAACACCTTTAGTAGACTTGACCTCGAAGTCTAACTCTACATGCGTTCTACCACCAGTAATGTTATTAGGTATAAGATCTTTCTTAAGCTCACGCAACGTATCACCAAATATAGCAAAATAAATAGAATCAGCTACTGTACTCTTACCAATAGCGTTTCTACGGTCTGGCTTATCGCGATTTGCACCTGTTATAACATGTAAACCTTTTGTAAACTCTACTGTTACAGGATCTTCTCCAACAGATAGAAAATTTATAATGCTTACCTTTTTAAAGTTTACTTCTTTCATATAGACCGAGAGTATAATCAATTATATCTTTTTTATTGTCAATATCAAGCATGTTTACAAACTCTTCAATCGCTTGCTCAACATCAATACCAGATAAGTCCTCTTTATCCTCTGTATTTTCTAGTAAGCGATTAAAATTAATATCGTAATCAACTGTTAAACCTTCTGGTTTGAGCTTCGTAAGTACTCCAAGAAGAACATCCAAATCCTCTTGCGAAATATTCATATCAATCTTTAGCTTTACAATATTATTAGTAACACTCTTGACTATATGAGATGTAATTTCACCTTCTTCAACTAATTCACTTAAAGCTATTTTTTGATAGCATGGTGATATATGGTTAGGTTTGAATTCATACTCTAATGTATCAAGATCTAATATATGATATCCTTTCTGATTACCAGCATCACCGAAATCCATTTGAAAAGGATTACCAACATATAAAATAGTACCTGCACCGAAGGTCTTTTCATGTCTTGTATGGAAGTGACCAGATATAATCAAGCTAGACTTCTTTAAAAGATCCTTTACCTTTACACCTTCCTCACATACTTTATACGTATTCATTTTAAACGTCTCAATTTCAAAATGACCGAATATAATATCACTTTCTTCAATATTTTTAACGTTTGTATTCCATGGGCAGAACGATAACATACGATCATACGCTTCAAGGGTCTGATACTGCTCTAGAACAGTTACATTTTTTCTATTCTTGAATATAGAGAGTGAATTTACATCTGTTCTATGCTTGTAGTAAATATCATGATTACCAGTTATCGCGATAACGTTAAACTCCGATAAGATGTCCAATATATCGGCAGATACCTGTAACGTGTTAACTGATATTTCACTTCTATTGTGATGCCAGTCACCACAAAATATAATGTCTTCGATTTTATTACGAACACACTCTTCTCTAAACCAGTTAGCCCACTCTAAGGCATAATTATGCCATTCAGTACTGTTAGAATGAACACCTAAGTGTAGGTCAGATATGATAGCTACTTTAGGCTTTCTAAGCGTCGGGATCATCATCACCATCAACAGGTTTTACGTAAACATGACCATGGGTATTGTTAGGATCAGACATATAGTCTTCGTAAACTTGCTCTTTATATGAAGTAATAGCTTCATGATGCTTTTTCTCTTTCTTAATTCGATTAATAAAGGCATGATACGCTATTGTAGTAAAATATGAGAATGGATTAGAGTTATTCTCGAATTTATACTTCTTATATTTGAGAGCTGAATACATCTTAATCAACGCATCGCCAATCATATCATCTTTGTAGGAATAATTAATAAATGACGAGTTATAACTTAAACCATATGCAATCTTTTTAATATTCTCGGCGAGATCATCCGTCAATATATCAGAGTCATAATATTTCCTTAAACTCGCTTTAAAGACTTTAGGTTCAATGTAGTATTCGGCTTTTTTCTCTTTGGACATTTTATTAATTATAAAGTGTATATTTTATAAGTCAAGATAAATTTACAGTTGATTCTGTATAGCGTATCTTTTCAGACTCGTAGATTTCCTTACGCTTTTCGTTGTGTCTTATACCATAAGGTAGATTATCACATATATCAATAATGACTAGCTTGTTTTTACTATGATGCTTACGTAATCCACGACCAATTGACTGAACTGTACGTACAAACGACTTACCACCAGCAGCAAATACGATGTTATGTAGATTTTTAATGTTAACACCTGTAGAAAAGATAGCACTAATAGCAACACATATAACATTATGTTCCTTTTCCATTATACCTTTAATTTTATCACGTTCTTCTACATCTACCTCACCTCTAATGAAGTAAACCTGTTTATCCTCTAAGGTACTAAGGTAATTCATTAAAGCCTCACCATGTTTAATGTGATTAACTAGTATAAGTGTGTTATTTGGTAGCTTACCTACTAACTTACTTAAGAAAGTGTTACGATCAAAGGATTCATATATAAAGTTGAGCTCTTCTCTATATCTATCCTGTGTTTCATAACGAATTTTATCTTTATAGTTAAGATTAAGTACTTTAACGTTAACATTGGCTAGATAATCCTCCATTCTAAGCTCATAACTCGACTTTTCATATATAACAGGTCCTAGTTTACCAATAATAGACCACTTATCTATCTGCTTCTCTGGTAATGTACCTGTAAATCCATACTTGTTAGGGGTTTTGATCTTCTTTACTATCTTAGATATCTTATTACCTGATGTTATCTTGTGACACTCGTCTACTATTAGTAAATCTATATGCTTTATCCAATCATTATCTTCAAATCTACTCTGTATAATGCCTATATTAGCAATAATTACATTCGCAGTAAAGTCTGGCTTCGTTTTTCCAGTCCATTTAGTTAGTTTGTATGTGGATCCACAGCTTATAAACTCATCATAAGTCTGCTTAACCAATCCTAGATCAGGTACAAGCACAATACACTTAAATGTATCTCTATCTGGACTATACCTAAAGTAATTTTCTATTAATGCCGCTGTTGTAAATGTCTTACCAGCACCAGTACCAAGAACGCAAGTACCTCTACCAAGTCTCATAGCTTTACCTATAACTTCTTCTTGATATTCACGCAAGTCAAAAGCAAAATCTTTATGCATCGGCTTATCTAGACCAACATCTATAGCTTTCTGAAGTGCAGGTGTTATGTTAACCTGTATATTAATCTGATTCTTAATAAGATACTGTCGGAGATCCCAGTATAAACCAAGCTCGCATGAGCCTAAGTTACTAATCACATACTTACGACGAGGAGCAAACCTATTAAACCTTCTAGCGAACCGAGCACCATCATTTTCCACGCTAAAATGCTCACGTATACGATCGTATAACGACGAATCATCACACTTAATATGAAGTTTACCGGATGACTTTATATAATCAAAGTGTATCATACTATAATTGCTCCATCTTCTGAACATCTATTATGTTCTTTATATCAAACCCCATTTGACTCATAACCTTCTCTACCTTCTCTAGATATTCAATGATCATATTGCATTCATATATCTTTGATGTTATGCTCTGTAAACTTTCATGGCGCTCTGCGGCATGCTCAGCAGAAGATTGACTTATTTTAACTGGTGAAGTTGCTATAACCTCTTTTGTTATATTTTTCTTAAGCTGGGCTTTCTTTTTAGAAAGCTCACCTCTTTTTATTTTAGTCTCCATCAATCTAGCTACCCAAAAATGCTTACGTGCCGGTAGTCTCATTTGAGCTTCCTTAAGATTGAAATCATCAAGTACGAGATCCTTACCGACATCTTCAATAAATTTTTTAAGCAATTCCACAAACATAGTATAAATATAAATATGCAAGAATCAAGAGGTAAATTTGAAGAGAGGTTCTTTAAGTTACTAGCTGAGGATATTTCTACTGGCGGTGGCGCTCTCGGAACTGCGGCACAAGGTGGTACTATTTTTAATCCTGATGGTCAGATTAACTCAGGTGATACATACGCACCTGGTGATGCAAGAAAAGCAAAGATGCTAGGTGGTGTTCAAACAAGAAGTGGTTCTGCATCTAAGAAAAAGAAAGATAAAAAGAAAAAAGGTATAGATGGTGTATTCTTAACCGGGGAAGAAGACGAAGAGGGAATGTGTCCAGATGCTTGTTGTGGAGTGCCTATAAAAGAGTGTAAGTGTGGTCCAGATTGTGAGCATTGTAATTGTTACGAGATTAACAATGGCTGATCTAGGACATTGGCAGGGATTGCTTACAGAAGATATTATTCCGTACGGTTTTATATACGAGATAACAAATCTCACCAATAACCGTAAGTATATCGGTAAAAAGCAGTGTCAATCAGTACGTAAACGACCACCTCTTAAGGGTAAAAAGAATAAACGGCATCAAATCGTTGAAACTGATTGGAGAACATACACTTCTTCATCGAATGAGCTAAATAAAGACATAGTTAAGCTAGGAAAG